CTGTCCAGTGCTAGGGTCTACGCTCGTGTTGCCGGTGTTGGTCATGTTGTACTGGCTCGCGTTCGCGCCGTACGGGTCGCTTGAGGTACCGTTACCGACGGTGCCGTTCGGGTTGCTGCCGCCATAGTTCATCGGGCTGACGCCGCTACCGTTCAGATAATTGCCGGCGGCGCCGATCAGTCCGGTGCCGGCACCGTTCGGGCTGAAGAGCCCACTCGTCGCGCCCGCAACGCCCGTGTACTCTCCCGCCTGCGCGGCGCCGATGTTCATCTGGTTCTGGCTGATGTTGTTCGCGGTGGTCTGGTTCGCCGTCTGTAGGCCCTGGTTCGCGGTCGTGCCGAGCCCCGCCGCACCCATCAGCTGACTGATGTACGTGTTGTAATCCTGTGAGGCGGTGCCGGTCACATACTGACCAATAGCTGCCGCAGTGTTCGGAGTGTACGCACTACCCATCGCAGCGGCCTGGCGCTGGGTGGCTTGCGTGCCCTGCTGCACAGCGAACTGGTAGCCGGGCATGTTCAGGAAGTTCGAGGGGTTCGCCGTCTGACCGTTGAGCCCTAAAGAAGACTGCAGCGCGGTGTTGGCGCCCTGACCAGTCTGCTGCTGCGTCGACCAGATATTATTAATGTTGCCAAGGTTGTTCTGCTGCGTGGTTATCGAATTCTGGTTCGCGTTCTGTAGCGCGTTACCGGCGGCGACGGCGCCGCCGATGGTAGAACCCGCCTGCAGAACGCCGGGCAGCGCGCCCGTTATCGTGCTTGCGAGAGAAGAGTCTGTGCTTGCCATATTTCCGTTCGTCCCCATTGAGCTGTTGCTCATCGTTGCGCCCGCGCCTACGGCGCCAGCGGCTCCTAAAACGCCTAGAGGGTTTGGACCCATCTGCCTGGCGCCGCTGCTAGGCGCCGATGCGCCCGAGTTATATGTCAGTCCGGGGTTAGACCCCGTCATCGGCGCGGAGCCGCTCGTGTTCGCTCCGCTCTGCTGCGGCTGGCCGCCGTTTATCAGTGAGTTAACCGGGGCCGCGGCCGCGCCCGTAGCGGCCTTCCCTATGAGGTTGTTCGCGCCGGAGGAAAGACCGTCGCCGCTAAGCGCGCCGCTTATACCACCGCCGATCCCACCCATCACCGCGCCGGTCAGCAAGCCCTTCCCGATATTCTGCCCGGTGAACGCGCTGTTGAGCGTGCCGCCCACGGCACCGTAGGTCGCGCCGCTCGCGATACTGCTCGCGATAGGGCTTGCGGCCCCGCCTACCGCCTGCGATGCGAGCGGTGCTAGCTCACCGCCGATGCCGGCGGTCAACGCACCGACGGTCCCCATCAGCGCTACCTTGCCCAGGATCTGGTCGAAGAGAGACGGCGCGTACGCGCGAGCGTCGGTCGTGTCCTGTACCTGAGTGGTGATCTTCTGCTGTTCGGCCTGCGGTAGTGCTTGGAACTGCGCTACCGACATGCCGCCCGTTTCCTGGTTCCACTCTTGTGTGTCGCTGGTGTTGTAGTTACCAGCCTGCATTGTGTTGAGCGCGGACGTGACATTGCCGGCGTTAGCGTTGTTGCTCCAGCCCGAGGAGGCGGTGCTCGGGCCGTCGCCGCCTCCTTTTACGTTCGCCATTTTTGTTCTTAGATCACTTCTGCGTAGCTTCGTAGACGTGCATGCCGCCGATGCCGAGCAATGCGAAGAGCATGGTAGTTATCGTGCTGGTGTCGACGGACGGCAGCGTGACCGGATGTCCTACAAGTGTGCACGCCCACTCGATGGGGGCCTTCAGTATCGCGAGCGTGAAGCCGATGACGCAGACCCAGCCGGCGCCGTCACGGAAACTCATCCCAGGCTTTGCTTCGGCTGCGGCGTTCGCCTTGATCTGTTCTATCTGAACCTGGTACTGGTCGTCGATAGACTTAAGCGATCCTTGCAGCTGGGCCTCAGCTAGCGCTGCCTTGGCTTCCGCTGCCTTCGTCTTGTCCGGGAAGATCTTGTCGATGACGGTGCTCGCCAGATCAGCGATGGACCCAATGCCTGTGATGTCACCCATTCGGATACTCCCCAGTCAGAAAATACTTAGCGATGCGCGTGGCGCGGCCAGGCTTCTCGAACCCGTCAGGCTGCACTTCCTTAGCCCACATGCTCGCGAGTAGATGGTCATGCACGCCCTGCCAATTCTTCGCAGTTATGAGCGCGCGCGTCGGAGCGAACTGCTCCCACTTGCCACCCATGTTGAACGCGATCTCTGTGAGTGCGTTCTTGCGACACTCGGTGTCGCAAGATTCAAACTCCGGCCAGCGCGATGCAAGCCGCATCGCGTTCATGATGTCAGTGCAGAACCAGCGGTCGCTGGTAGATTGCGGAACGGTGAACCCTTCCCAGCTCCGGCCCGGCGCCGGACGCGGCATCAGATGCCCGCGGCCGCACGTCCAATTGCCACGAGTATCGAGATAGGCCGCGAGTTCATCCCTCTCTGCAGCGTCCAGATCAACTGCCAGACGCCTATCGATTGACGGATCGAGAACGGTTTCATTCGTGATTGTCATGTTGTGGTTTCCTCACCTGAAATTGGATGTCGTGGACAGTGTCTTTGATGTCGTCCAGCGATTGCTTCATCGCTGAGTTCTGCTGCTGGATCGTCGCCAGCTGATCGTCGTGCTTCGCGACGTGCGTCTCTGTCTGAGCGTTCTTCTCTTGCAGTTCGACTATCTGCTGATTTACCTGGCCGCCATGATAGACGGAAGTGTACAAGCCGCCGGCTGTGGTGATTATCACAGCGGCGGCGGCCCAGGTCGACTCCATTGTCCATTTCAACATCGACATTACTCTCTCACTTCGTCGGAAGTCCGGCAAATGGCACGCCCTGCGGCGGCGGCGGCGGCTGCGGCGGCGGCTGCGGAACATGCTGCTGCACGTACTGGTACGCCTCCACCCAGGCGACAGCTTCCATGCCGGTTGACTGAACGCGCTGCAGAAACTCAAGAATGTTTTTTGCGATGCGCTCCGGGATCGGCGCATGAACGTTCGGGTTCACGCGCACGGTGGCGTTCGGGTGATCCTTCAGCGCGGCCTTTATGTGCTGCGCTAACGCCTCACCCTGCGCCCTTGATTCTTCATTTGCATCCGTCATGACTCACCTCTATGGTTGAAATTGATCATTGCAAACTGTAAGTTAAAACTGTCGAGTTCATACCCTTCGTACCTGAGGCGGTGAAGCCGGTAGACGAGAGCTGCACGGCTGTCCCGGACACTACGCTGCGATAAAACGAGACCGTCCCACTACCTGGGGTCATCGCCGCGGCGCCGAAAACTCCCGCGGTGGCGTCTTCCAAGAAGACCGGAACAACTGGGTATTGCGTGGCCGGTTGGCACGCCGCCGGGAGGCCCGTCAACGTCATCGTTGTGGCGTTCGAGGTCCCCGTGACGTTTGCCGAGTTAGCCAAGGATATGGTGCAGATCCCGTTAGCTATGGTGTAGTGGAACGTCCCGCTGGGGGCCGTCCCGCTGAACCCCGTGAGCGTACCGGTGAAGGTGCCAGCCTGGAACAGCAGCACGCCGTTCAGGTAGTAGCTCATCGCGTTGACCGTACCGGCGCCTTCGTTGCCTCCGGTAGGCGCGCCAATTATTAAACCACCGCCAGTGACCGTCACTGGGCCGGGTAACGTGATCGGCCCGGCGCCGCCGATAGATATTGTAGCGTACGGGGAGCTGATGTTGCCGGTTCTCGATATACCGGGACCAGAGATAGCGTTGCGAACGTCCGCTCCCTTCAGCTGGTTGCTGATCAGGTTGCGGAACCAGGTCGCATCCCACGCCGCGGGGATGTTCAGCGTGGTCGTGCTGGAGAGACCCGGCTTCGACTTGAGGATTATCGCCACGTTACCACTTGCACGGCTCAACCATCGCGGTCACATCGACCGTGAACGTCGGCGATGCGTCCGTCACGCGAAACTGCAACACCAAGCTGTAATGCTGACCGAGGTTCCACCAGATCGCGCGATTGTCCGTGTCGCCCGGTAGGCCTAGCGTCTGTGAATCATCGCCCGACACATCGAACGTTTGACCCCAGTTGTCGGAAAGGAGGAGGCTGATCCGCGGTGCTACGCCTGGGGTTGGACCCTCCCCAGCCGTCACCACCGCCTCAACGCGGCGCACGGTCTGGCGATTGTTCTGATTGTAGATCGGCTGCGTCGTGAAGGCGCACACAACCGGTGCGTTCGGATTGCCGAATTCTGTCTGGACGGTGTCGTCCAGGTAGCCGATGGTGCCGCTCTCGGAATCGCCGATCAGCTGCTTGCCGAACCCGTTGAAGTAGCACAGGCCGCGGTACTGGATCTCTTGACCGTTCAGCACCGACACCAAATCAAACCACTGCTGTGTCACGCAATCGTAAACGAGCGTGCGCTCAGCGAGCGGTATAGTCAGAATGTAGAACGGGTGCCCGTTCCACGTCGGTCCGCCAGCGGGCGAGGTCAGCGCGTACATGCCGGTGAGCAGACCATTCTTCGCCGCGTTCGAGAGTACTGCTTCGATGCCCGCCGTCGAGATGCGCGTCGGCGTCTGGCCGTTACGCCGTCGCACGGTGAGGTCGTTGCAGACCCACATCACCGAGTTGTCCTGCAGCGCGACGCTGTAGGGGCAGAGCGGATGCACACCGTACGTCATGTACGTGTCGGCCGCCGCGCTGAACGGCGTGCCTGTCGGGTTGCCCGTGTTCACGAAACCTTCCGATGAGCGCGAACCGAACGCGACAATTTCTCGGTGGTCTACGCAGAGCGCGTAGAACGGGTCCGTGCCGAACTGCCGATTGAACGATGCCGCGGTGGTGAAGGTGATCTGCGCGTTGCCAGACACCTGCCGGCCGTCGTCGTTGAAGAACGTGTACGATCCCTGACCGTTATTGTTGTTCGCGAGGAATACAATGTAGCTGTCGACGAACCAGCAATCTAGCGCGCCGCCGAGCGTCAGGAAGAACGAGCTGGTGAGCTGCTGCATGCCGCCACCACCACTGAACGGTGTGTAGGTCCAGCAGGTATCAGTTCCCGGCACCAGGATCACTAAGCACGCGCCGTTGTCGGTCATGCGTACGAAGCCGTTGCCGATGAGCCCGCTGACGGATCCCGGCACGAGTGTGAACGCGCCCAAGGCGCTAACGGTGTATAGATCGAATCCGACGACGGCGTACACTACGCCAGACATCTCCCACATGCCGCGCAGCGGGTTCGTCAGGCCGCTCGGCGTGAACGCTGAGAGTCCTGGCCAGCGCCGGAGGGACGCCGGTTGCTGGTCCTTCATATCATCCGGCTGCGTCTGCGGCGCCGGCTCCGGGTAGCACCCGATCAACCGCTTCGAGCCAGCGCGCAAATCGGCGAGCTGGTACGAGGCGAGCGGGAGCGGTATGACAGTCGGTTGCGCTTGACCCATCTCAGAACCAATACGAACCACCCCACAAACCGCCGTTGGCTCGTGAGAGTTCCCCGAGATCGCTCTCGGTGTACTTGAGGTACCGCTTCGTCAGGCGCCGGCTAGCCTGATAGATCTGCGCGCCGAGGTCGTAACCATTGAGCGGGTCCGGCGAGGGTGCGATAGCGATGCCGTAGTGCGGCGAGAGCCAACCGGCTAGAATCCACTTCACGTCCCCAATGTCTTCGTCTTTGAGAGGCGCGATGCTATTCAGCTGCGCAATAGTCTGCGGGTACCAGCCGATGTTCCCCCAACCGTCGCGCATCTGCGTCAGAAGGTTGTCGTTGAGGATCGTCATCCCGTTGGCGGACTGCGTGGCCGTCGGTTGACGGCCCTCGCGTACGACGCCAAGCTTCTGGAAAGCTTCGGTGATGATCTGCTGGTTAGTCTGCGCCACTACTGCCTCTCAGTCCAATGTCGAATCGCGTGGCAGTTAGCGCAAAGAACGACACACTTGCCTATCTCTGCTCTTACAACTTGCTCGCTGTGTCCTCCGGCGATCAGGTTCTGCACAGATCCCAGCTTATCCGCCGGATTCATGTGATGGAACTGCAAAACAGCCGGATGGTAAAACCCGCAATCTACGCAGCCCGACTTCTTAAGGTCGCCTACGAAAGATCTTATCTTGGAGCGACGACGTTGCTGTCGTACTCGATCATTTTCCTTGTATTTCCCAGGAAACTTTTTGCGCGCAGGAATATACGCGCCAGTACGGTACCGCTCTTTCATGTAGGCGGCGCGTCTGCGTTTCTGTTCTATAGATCTAGCAACAGGGTCGCTCGGTAGCGGTACGTGCTTGCCCATAGACAATCTCCTGTAATTAAGGTCGAGGCTACCTATTATAATGATGTAACCTCGTACCTGTCAAAATATGGTGGGTCCGTTGCTCTGAACGGTTTCCAAAAGTCACGTCTACTTAATCAGGTGGACGTTCACCACCAGCGCCTTACTGGGTGAGGGCAGCGGCGCTGATTTTCTTCTTTTACTGCACGCGGAACCAAGTACGCGGGTTCACTGCCGCGCCCGAAGCCGGCTGGAAGCCGTTCAGGGTGTACTTGTACTTGACCGTCGCAGCCGCGCTACCGCCAGCGGTTGAAGCCGCCAAGGTAATCGTTGCCGGGACGCCAAGTCCAGACGCCGCAATCACGTCGCCAGTATTGGCGTTGATCGCAGTGATCGTGAGCACGTCAGCCGTTGCGCCTGACACGTTGCTGATCTCAGCACAGCAACCGTCCACCGGGTTCAGCGGAAGGTTGATGGTGACGGCGATGGCGCCGCCACTCGTGTTATTCAGAAGCAGCTGGTTCGTCTGCATGGTGATCGTCGAACCCGTTACCAGGGTCGCTCCACCGTAGAAGTCGAACGGAATGCCCACTACGTCGCCGTGCCCATATCCAACTTGAATGTTAGCCATTTTCTATATTCCTATGGGTTAGGCAGCCGACGCGACTTCGATGTTCCGCACAGCCAGCTCGGGGTAAGCGAGCACTGCACCGACAATCGAGTCGAGACGAGCCGGGAGCACGTCGTTAGACGGATCCCACTGTTGCGCGAAGCGGATGTTGTACCCTTCGAACGCTTCCGCAGCCGTCATCTTGACGAGGGGGCTGAGGTCGAGCATTGGGGGGTTCGCAAACACAATCGCGTCCCGGTACCAGCCGAGAGACTGCTTGATCAACGCGCCGTTGAGCGAGGCAAGCGCGGCCGCACCGCTCTGGCCGAAGACGCTGATCGCTGCGCCAGTTCCCGGGACGTTGTCCACGTTCTGGTAAGCGCCGCCAGTGATGATGCCCGGAGCAATCGGGATCGAGATCGCACCAGCGGTATCGCTGATGGTCGCGGTCACAACGAACTGCTTGGGTCGGCCCAGGGACGCCTTCGTCTCGGGATCGACTTCGTTCACGCCCGCAATGCTGATGATATCGCCTGCGTTCAGGGTGGTGGCACCCGACGCCCAGCCGTTGGTGTTCAGCGTGAAGGTGGAGACGAACGCGTTGCCCGCGCCGGGGTTGGACTGACCGGCACCGTTGACGACCGGAGCCGCCGTGGTGCTGAACGATCCACAGACGTGCGTCGGCAGCTTCGTGTTACGGAAGCAGACGTAGCCCGCGGCCTTATCCGAGATCACGCCTTCCAACCACTGGTCGGAAACCGTTGACTCGGGCTGGAACAGGCCCTTGTTGTCACGCACGAAGTACCGCGAGGTTTGCGGGGTCGCCGTGAAGGTGCGACGGTCGTCTTCCGGCGCCAGAGCTTCCGTCAGATA